AGCAGGCGTGAGCCAGGTTCCAACAGTGACGATGGCACCAGCAAGCGCACCAGCAGCGACCTTGTTTGTCGGACGAAGCGATGATTCGGTAGGCATCCCATCAGTCTAGCAGATGGCGGTCAAAAGCGAGACAGGCCACGTCACGGCCGTAGAAGTTGTACCGGGCGGGCACGGCCTTGAAGCGGTCCTTCATGTACCGCTCCACCGCAGCCGCACGACCGGGCAGGGCAAACGCCCCCGACCGCTCGATGTAGGTCACGAACGAGGTGACCCGCACGTAGACCATGTTCTCTGTCCCTGCCGCCACGAACCCCGAACAGTCGAACTCGTCCAGCGCCCATAGCACAGCGTCTCGGATCGGGTTGTGGTGGGACGCCTCTTCGCCAGCTTCGGTCACCAGGGAGAGGTCCTGCGTCCCGAGGGACGGCGCTCCCTGCTCTTGCACGAACTGGTCGAGCAGCGCCCAGCCCCACGCAATCGTGCCGAGGTTGGCACGCTGACGGCCTGGCAGGTCCAGCGACCCGATGTGGCGAACCTCGGTGTTGATGAGGCCACGAGCCAACTGGCCCGACAGCCACGTCAGGTACGCAAGAGGCAGGCCGGTCGGCCCCCAGTCCGACACGCTCTTGAGCGTGTCAGGGTTCTTGCCTTCGGAGGGGAGCGGCAGGTTGATGAACCGCTCCGTGTGCGAGGTCTCGGTGAACGTGTCCTCACCGGACACCACGATCGGGGCGTGGGTCGCCATAGCGTTGATCTCGGACCAGTGCTCCCCAAGACCGCCCTTGGCCGAAATCTGCGCCGTGTAGGCGTCCCGCAGCAGTTGCTCAAGGGCCATCTGCGTGTCCTTGCGGGCACCAGGCCGGTACTCATCGAACCACACCGGGAAGGCGTTGGTGCAGGCGAGGAACGAGGCGAGGGCGTGCTTGGTCGTGGAGGTCAGGTTGGTGGAGATGTCAGCGCCAGCAAACGAGGTCAGGACCGTGTTGAGCAGGGTCGTCTTGCCGGAGCCGGAGGACCCGGTGACGGCCAGCACCGGAAACGAGGGCAGCAGGGAGCGCAGGGGCGCAGCCGCCAACCACCCGAGCACGGGGTCCATCACGTCACGGCGGTGCAGGTCCCGCAGCACACCGACCTGAAGCGCCGTGTGCGGGGCGTCAGGGAGCGAGAGGCGCTGCTCAAGGTGTACGTCATAGGACGGCGGATTGTAGACCAGCGTGGACCGACCCGCCATGCCGCCAGGCCACACGAACGCAGCCCCGTGCAGCCCAGCCACGTCCACCATCTCTCCGGTGGGCAGGTACGCGCCCTCGGACTGAAGCATCGCCAGGAGCGCCTGAGCATCCCGGTCAGCGCCCAACCAGGCAACGCCGTACCGCGAGCACCACGACACGATCTTGTTCTTGGTGGACAGGTCCGATGACGCCAGGACCACGGTGCGTCCTGTGGGCACCAGGGTCCCGACGTACGCCGTGCCGCCCTCGGGCGAGACGAGTTCGCGCTCGGCCTCGAGACGCCAGTTGGACAGCATCGTGTTCGTGTCCTTGCCGGGGCGGACGTAGATGTCCCCAAGCACACGGATCGTCTCAGGTGCAGGCTTCAGGTTACGGGTGGCACGGACGAGAGCGGTCACGTCGCCCATCGAACGAAGGTCCTGCCCGTCAGGGACCGGCACGAACTCCACCGAGCACCCGACCCCGAGCAGGTACGGCGCCCAGCGGCCCACGCCCTGCTCACCTGCCTTGTCCCCGTCCAGCGCCAGCAGGACCTTGCGACCGGCCAGCCAGTCGAAGTCCTTGGTCGGCTGTGCGCCAGCACCGGGCAGCCCCATCACGGAGAACTCCGTGCCGACCTGCGACCAAGCGTGCCACACGTCAGATTCGCCCTCGCACAGCAGCACAGGCAGGTCGCCACGATCACGCCACTCCCCGTACAGAACACCCTTGAGCCGTGACCCGCGGGCAGCAATGGCGGCGGTAGAGGGCGAGCGGTGCTTCCACGCAACGAGCGCACCGGCTCGAGACTTGTACGGAATGACGATCTCGGAGCCGAGGCACCCGAGGTCCCACTCATCCCGCAGTTCTTGCGGGTCTACGTCCAACCCCTTGGCAGAACAGAAGTCCCACAGAGGGGCCGAGTCCGCAAGTTGTGCGTTCGTGACGAACGCCCGCTCGGACGCCTCGTCCCACTCGGACCCGCCGTTCAGCGCAGCCGCCACGGGCGGGGTCCACCCATCCGGGATCACGTCCACATACCCGCTGGCGTAGTTCATCGCCTGACCGAACTTGACGCCTTTCATCTCAGCGATGAGATCCACCACGTCCCCGCCCTTCCCGCAGGGAGGGCAGTTCCAGCGCCACGTCCCATCGGGTTCGAGCCAGGTGTCGAACGAGGGGTCCGAGTCGTCGTGCAGAGGACACTGGTACGCCAGCCCCTTGCCCCGTGCGATGCCCTCGTATCCTTCCACGTTCAGCACGTACGGAACCGGCAGGTTGGCCTTGTAGAAAGCGGGGGTGCCTCGTTCGGCTGCGTCGATCAGGTGTTGCACGGGTCTCCTAGTGTAGCGGTAACGGCAAAGGGCGGGGCCGAAGCCCCGCCCTCCGGGTCAGAACAGCGGGGCGGTTCCCGTGCCGTCTGCGAGCGATGCTGCGGCGGCGGCCGCTGCGGGGGCCGGTGCGGCAGCACCAGGGACCCGCTTCATCTTCTTGAGGTCGATGTTGGTGTAGCCGCCCGACTCCCGGACGGAGATGTCGGCGGTCACCACAGCACCAACCACGGCATCGGCAACCTGCTCGGAGGCGTTGGCCGAGTCGGGGTCCCAACCGGCCACCACGGAGGCGTCAGCCCCAAGGACGGCCAGGTCCTTGAACGACATGGCGAGGCCCATCGAGTTGGGGGTGCCGTCGTTCTTGGACGCGATGAGGTTGATGTTGGTCCAGAACTTCTTGCCATCTTCGGGTCCCCCCTTGACCGCCCACTGGATGCCGAACTTCGGGTCACCCTTCTTCGTCTTGGAGGCGTTGGCGTTCACGACCTCGAAGGTGCCGGGACCTTCGGACGGGGTGAACGAACTGATGCCTGCCTCTTCGGCCTGCTTGAGCAGGTCTGCCATCGTGGTCTGTGCCATGTCAGTTACTTCCTTCTGTGGTTTCGGGGTTGGTGCTGGTCTGCGGGTTGAGGACGGTCAGCATAGCAGAGATGTTCGGGTAGAGGATCTCTTCGCCGTAGTGGTGCGAGAGGTGGTGGGTGTTGTCCTTGGCGGTCACACCATCGCGGTATCCGTCGATGATGAGGTACCGCTCGCGGTCACCCGTGGACTTGTTGACCCGCTTGCCGAGGTAACCCATCACATCGAAGTGGTACCCGATGCGATCAGCAAGCTGACCTTGGAGCAGAGCAGCCTCGGAGCCGTCCTTGTCCTTGGTCCCGCAGGCTACCACAACTGCCCACAGCGGGTTCGTCGGGTGCTTGCGGAGGTCACGGAAGTCGCGGACCACCTTCTCCAACTCACGCAGCGCCTCGCCCCAATCCTGGGTGCGCATCTGATCGGTACCGGCGATTCGGTCGATCAGACGCTGCTGCACCTCAGTGATGGAGTCGATGCCCACGGAGCGGAACGGGTGCTGGCCGGACTGAAGCCACTTGTAGGCGAGCGGAATGGCGTTGAAGTCCTGCACCTCCACGACCGTCACGGCATCAGGCTCGGAGGACTCAGCAGGGATCGGGTCTCGGGGGTCCCAATGCACGATGTGCTGAGCCGCCATGCCCGAGGGGTCTTTGTTCAGATCGGCCAGGTACTCGGACCGGCCCTCTGCATCCAGCAGGAGCATCGGCTTCGGGGCGGTGTTGCCCAGCCAGGACTTGCCTGCACCGGGATCTCCCTGCACGAACAGGGTCAGTCGTCGTTCGGTCATGCTTCCTTCTCTCGCTTGATGTAGAGGGCTTGGCGCATCCCGTCAAGATCGCTGCCGTCGTCGTGCGAACCGCACACAGGGAGGAACGGGCACTTCCAAGAGCAGTCCTTGGTCGGATGCGGGGGTGCAACGTAGTGGTGGTTCTCGCCATACTCGAGCGCCTGGTAGGACTTTACTACGTCGCACAGCAGGGACCGCAAGTGGGCCTTGTGGTTCTCCAACTGAGGGGACGGGGTCATCGGCACCCGCCCGTAGAACGGGGGCGTGGCACGGGCCGTGCGCAGCACCCGGCGAAGCATGTTGTGGCGGCACTCGGCAACCGGACGGTCGGGATGCAGCGTGTTCCACGCAAGGGCGTAAGTGAGAAGTTGCGACTCGATCTGGAACGTGGAGTCCTTCGCCAGCGTATCGACCGTCTTGGTGTCCTCGATGATGAGCCGATCGAACGAGTCGGTCAGCACACGGTCGATGTGGACCTGAAGCACCACCTCGTCACCTAGGTATGTCCCGAAGGGCACCTCAAGCTCAATCTCGGTGGCGACGGTGGTTTCGCCCGCATCGTGACCTTCCACGTCCAGCCACTCGCCGTAGCCTTCGAGCATGACCGAAGCCATACGGTATGCGGCGTCCCATTCCTTCTGGAACTCAGCGGACACGGGCACATCAACAGTGGCATGGAAGTCGCCAGGACGCTCCGTGACGCCGTTGTAGAACTGCTCAAGGTCCTTGTGGCAGTAGGTCCCGATGTTTGCCTTGGACGGCTTGGCGTCACCGTCGAACTCGGGCTTCATCAGACCGAGTTGATACGAGTTCATCCATGACCGCTTGCAGTCTTGGAAGTTGCGGACCTCTGAGAATCGGATGATGCGCTTGGTCATTCGGTCACCCCCATAGCAATCAGACCGATGATCTCCACGGCGAAGTCACGCAGTTCTTGTGCCGAGAACTCGGCGGTGACACGCGGTTCTGTCAAAGAACCTGTGCCTCGGCCCAGGGTCGTCTGCATGTAGTAGACGGTCGGGCCGTCGTCGTCCAGTACGGGGTACACGTTCACCGTACAATCTCGGTTGCGTTCTTGGTGTGCGATCTTCACTGTTGTCTCCGGTCTGCGTAGTAGAGGGTCCATGCTTGCTTGCAGGGGGCGCAAGCCTCGTGGTCGGGGTCGTCCTTGGGGCGGCGCTTGTGGGCAGCGTAGCCGTTCTTGGTGCCGTGGTCAATCGGCTTCTGTGGCCTAGCCACGCTGCGCCAGCCAGAGGTCGTGGAGGCTCGGCTCCGCAGCAGGGGCAGCCTCCACAGGAGTTTCGTCCAGAGTGCCCGTCTGATTGCCCCAAGCGTCCCACCCGTCGTGCGACTTGCGGGAGAACATCTCAAGGTACGGGCCGGGGGACACGGACTCCACCACGTCGTAGAACTCGTCAGGCTTCTGCGAGTGGCGCTGGATTCGAGGGGTGAGCAGCAACGTCGGTACGGCCTTGACGGGCTTGGGGGTCCTGCCTCGCACCGCCAAGATGGCGTGCTCGGTAGCCCCCCGCAGGTAGTGGCCGACCTTCATGGACGGGGACGTTGGATCGTCCTTCTTGACCTTGCCCCAGGTGAGGATCGTCTTGGGCGTGAATCCCCACGCATCGACCACTTGGTACGCCTCACGCATGAAGGCGTTGGTCGTCCAGAGCCACAGATGTGCGTTCGGTTCCGCCCAATCCGACACCGGCAAGGCGCAAATCTCGGGAATCTCCATGATCGGGTAGGTGAAGTCGTGGACACCCAACGACTCAGTTCCATCCGTCTTATGTAGTTTTCCCGGCCCATCGAGGGGCTTCTGCATGGCCGACCGACCGCTACGGGTCGTGTCGTAGGGCCACGGCGGGTCGGCAGTAATCGTTCCGTACTTCATGGGGTAGGCACCTCTCGGGTCTGGTGGTCGGGGTCTAGGACAAGCTGCTGGTGACGGTCGTCCTTTCGACTGTAGGCATCATGCACCCTCAACTCTTCCGTGTCAAGCGTAAGAGCCTCTATAATCTGCACGTTCTCGGACTGGCCGTGGCGCAGCAAGCGGCCCTCGGCCTGGTTGTTGCTGACGTAGCGGTAGCTGCGGTTCAACATGAGCATCGTGTGTGCCCGTGTGAGGGTGACGCCCTCGCTCCCCGCCCCGTAGGTGCAGAGGATGACCGGCAGGTTACCTGCCTGGAACTCGGTGATCCAGCGATGCCGTTCCTCGGCGCTCACACCCCCGTGGATCAGCCCGACCTGCGCCTCCGTAAACCGGGGACTGCGCCCTGTCGTCAGTTCTCGAGCGCACAGGTTGATCAGCTTGCGGGACTCGGAGAACACGACGAGAGGCTCGCCGCCCATCTCGTCCAGCACGTCGCACAGCACGTCGTACTTGCACGACGGTAGAGTGAACTCCACGACCGAGCCTTCGTCGTCTAGCACGGGGGCAGCTTGCGCCAACTGCTGAAGCCGAGTGTTCAGCACGAGCGGGCCTGCGGCGACAAGGAACCTGTCATCCACCTTGGCGATGGAGCCCGTCTCGATTTGCTTGTAAACGGCCCGCTGCTTACCTTCCATTTCCACGAATCGGTACTGGATCGGAAGCATCTTCACGTCCAAATCCAGCGGGCGTCGGATGTAGCACGGGTCAAAGATGCGCCGGAACTCAGCCTCGTTCGCCGGGTTCAGGCCGAGATCCTCGCGCCCGCCCCAGTGGTTCTCGTGGATCAGTACGTATCTGTCAACAAATTTGGAGCGGGACGGGAAGTCGTCTGGTCGGCAGAAGTTCAGGACCGACCACAGGTCGCCCGTGTTGCCAGCGACCGGCGTAGCGGTCAGCGCCCATCGGTTCACGCAGGAGGGTGCGTGCGCCACAGCCTTGACGGCGAGGGTCTGCTTGGACTTCGGGTTCTTGAGGGCGTGCGCCTCGTCAGCGATCACCGTCTTGAACGGGATAGCGTTGAGTTCCTTGTCTTGCTTCTCAGCCTCGGTGCGGGCGAACGCACCGTACGGGGCGAGACGGGAGTGCAGGCGGGCCTGCTGCCACGATGCGACAAGGACCTGTGCCTCGCCTGATGCGACCTGTGCGATGGCTGTCTTGCGCTCCGTAGGCGTGCGGCCCATGACCGCCACCTTGACACCGCACCACTTCTCGATCTCGTCTCGCCAGGTATACTTCATGGAGTTGGTGCAGACGATGTACGCCGGGTACGCACCGAGCGAGTGCATGTCGGCCACGTTTAGAGCGACCGCTGCCTCCACCGACTTGCCGTAGCCCTTCTCGTCTCCGATCAGGAATCCGCCACGGAAGGCTGCGAGGTAGGCAGCGTCACGCTGTGCAGGGCGAGCACCGACCGACGCCTCTGTCTCGTCCACGGTGCCGGGGTTGTCCTTGATGAACTGGACCCGTGTGTGTTCTTCAGCCTGCGCTGCGACCGCAGCGAACGCCTCATCGGAAACATGCAAGGCGTCACCGAAGATGCCACGCAGGGCGTGCGCCATCGACAGGCGGGCAGGACCGCGCCACGTCTCGGTCGGCTTGTGGTAGCGAAGGCCGGGGACCTGCGCGGCCATGTCCCGGTAGCGGGGAGACGTGGACAGGCAGAACTGCCCGTCATCGGTGAGCGTTAGGTTATGCACTAGGGCGTTCCTTCGCTGGTCAAGCGTTGTAGGACGGGGGCGTACTGGATCTTCGCCATGCGGTGCAGGAGGTGCCGTGCGGCATCCGACGCGTGGCCTCCCCTGCTCGCAGTGTACCACCCGAGCCTGCGCAGGTGCGCATCGGACCCGAACTCCTTGTCGGACGGGTAGTTCCGCACGAACTCAGAGCCGTTCAGCACGCACAGGGCGTGGCACGCACCGATGATATCAAGCGTCTGCTCGAAGGCACCTTGGTCCAGCTTGTGCGTCTTGGACGTGATGCGGAACCCCTCGCAGATGACGACGAGGTTGTCACCCTCGCTGGCGGTGGCCTCACAGATGAACTGAATGACCGCCTCAAAGTGCGGGTCCTCCCACGAAATGAACGTGTCGTGGTCGGTATCATACTCGGCAATACCAGTCGTTCCGCCTGGATCTACTGCGATATACCTCATTGGTACGCGTCTCCCCATCTAGTCAATGGTCCTGTCACTTCACATCTCATCGGCACTCGGAACCCCGTCAGGTCCTCCATAGCATCCAGCGCAGCGGCAGCCTGTGCCTCGGCGGTTGCCTTCGGGAACGAGAACAAGAGTTCATCATGAATTGGTCCGACGATCGTACCACGCAGCCCGTCAGTGGAGTCTACCGACACGATGGCCTGCTTGAACACGTCGGCTGCGCTCCCTTGCAGGCACGCATTGGTCAGGGCGTACAGCTTGTCAGGCTCACCCACAGCCTTTCGCCCACCAGAGGTGGTGACGTACGCCTGGCCCTCAGAAGCAAGGCGGTACTTGGCCTTGTGCGTCACGGCGTCCATGAACTTGGACACGTCCGGGAACCGGGAGTCGAAGGCGTCGATGTACCCCTGGATCTGAGCGAGCGGGACACCCGCCGTGTCAGCGATCTTCTGCGGACCAGCGCCGTACACCCGAGCGAAGTTGGTGTTCTTGGCGATCTTGCGTTGGAGGTCAGTCACGTCCTCTTCCGCTACACCGTAAGCGAGAGACGCACAGAAGCGGTGTAGGTCCTCAGCCTCCACGGCAGCGATGAGGGCGGCGTCACCCGAGTAGTGCGCCAACATACGCATCTCGATCTGCGAGAAGTCGATGGCGTACAGCACCTCGCCCTCGTTGTACGGGATGATGCAGTTGCGGATCGACGCCTCCTTCGAGGGGAGCGTCTGAAGCGGTGGGTTCGTGACGGACATGCGGCCTGTCCGTGCGCCCATCGTGTTGATGCTGGCGTGAACCCGGTCGTCACCATCTCGGTCCCGAAGGAACGTGTCGAGGTACGTGGAGCACCAGTCGTTGATGCGCCGGTACCGGATCAGCGGCTCAGCCACGTCGCCGTAACGTTCGGTGAGCGAGGCGAGCACCGTCTTGTCCAGCTTGGGCAGGCCGGTCTCGGTGAAGTCGGACGGGACCCAACCGGCTTCCTTGAGGTGCAGCGTGACCTGATGGTTGGAGCCGGGGTTCTGGATGCCCTTCGCCTGCAAGTGAGCGCGGAGTTCGGCAGCTTCGGCACGCCACTCGTCACGAAGAGACTCGGTGTACGCCACGTCGATCTTCATGCCGCGCTTCTCGGCACCGTACATGATCTCAAGCACAGACATCTCACGGTCGTACGCAGCACGAGGGACCTGCGGCAACAGGTGGTCGTAGGCCAGCGCCGTAAGGCAGGTGTCCAGAATGCCATAAGCCCAGTACGCTGGCAGGTCGTCGGGCACCGTGGCCCACGTCCAGCGGTTCGTTCGCATCTGCTCGGACAGGAGCGCCTGCCCGGCGACAGATTCCGACCCGAACACACGGGAGCACAGCGGCTTCAGTCCCGCAGGCAAGTGCGGGTCCTTGAGACGGGACAGGATGAGCGTGTCCTCCACCGTGTCCCAACGCGGCGTGCTGAATCCGTCGTTGTCCAGCTTGTGCTGATCGAACTGAGCATTGTGCATGACCACGGTGTCGTGCCCCGCAGCCACGGCGTCCAGCCCTGCCGCAGCCACGCCCCGCCAGTTGCGGATCGGCACCGCCCATCCGCCAGCGCCGTCCCCGAACTGGACGAGGCGCACCGTGTCGGTCCATCCCACGCCGGTCGTCTCCGTGTCGATGGCGAGAACGGGACGCCGCTCCCCGAGCCACGTCAGGAACCGACCGGCAGACTCAACGGAGTCCACGAGGTTCAGGCTGAAGTCGGGGAGACTCACGGCCAGTAGTTGTGGTCGTGGTCATAGTACGCCTGTTGGGCACGATCTTCGACCTCGGTACGGGCGGCATCAAGCTCAGCGTCCTCAACGTATGCGTCGAAGTCCGAGCGGTCGTCGTCGTCACCATCTCGCTCGTTCGCCTCGCACCATGCGTCAAACCCGTCGTCGTTCTCGTCAGGTGGGGTGCGGTAGGCATACCTGAAAGACACGGGTCGCCAGGTCACGACAGGTCCCAAGCGGCGATGGTGGAGATCAGGTCGGTGATCTGGTCACGGGTGGCGAAGATGGTCAGGGGTCCGATGTCTACAGCGTACGTGTTCGTTGGGACACCGGACCCGGAGAGACAGCGAGGCTGTTCCGTCTTGATCTCGGAATCGTCGTGGTGGTGGTAGTTGATCTGCGTGGAGTTGGTTAGGGTCATGGCTTAGCCTCTCGATAGTGGTCAGGCAGGGGTCGGGCCGGTCGGCGCTCGGACTCTACCACGGGTGCGGCAGGCACGGCAAGCGGGAGATCGGAGGACAGCCGGTACAGGCGTTGCAGGTTCACGCTGGCACGCCGTCAAGGATCTTGCGGCGCAGGTCTGCAAGCGACCCGTCGTTCACGATCGTGCGGTCGAAGCACCAATCGTCCAGCGCAGTCTCGGACGTGTGCCCGTTCACAGGGCGGGTACCGGGGCGCTCAATGCGCCAGACCTGCCCGCCTCGGTTGGTGATGAACTCGGCCTCGTTCGGGAACCGAACATCGGTAATGACGTACCGAGCAGAAGGGTGGACGCTGAGACGGCGAGCGAGGGCGTCAACCCATACGTCAGGTCCGATCTGATCCCGACACGCCACGCCGAGGCGCTGCAAAAACTCACGGGCGGCAGGCACGGCGTCCTTCACGGCGTCCCAATCCCTGTGGGCGAGGAACAAGGCAGCGAGGGTCCGGTGCCCACCATAACCGTCGTTGAGGACGGGGTTGATCTCAGCGGCCACGTTCTTGAGAGCCTGAGCGAACGACTCCTGCCGGAACCCGTAGTCGTCCTCAAGAATCTGGCCCACGGTGTTTTTACCTGACCGGGCGTAGCCGGACAATCCGATGATGTTCACTTTGACTTCCTCTCGTGGAGTTGGATCTGCTTGTCTACTGCGTCTTGCCTTCTACCAGCTACGGACCACTTGCCGCAAGAGCAGGAGGCGCGGATCTCCCCGCCCTTTAGGCGTCGGCTTGAAACTTCGTGCTCCACAGGTCCTCCGGTTCTTGCTTGTTGATGCGGGCTTGCATCCGTTCGGCTGGGTTGAATCCGCCCCACGCCCCCCAGGTCTCAGTCCAACCCGACTGAAGGCAGGACAGCGACGAGGGGCACGTAAGACACAGGTCAGGGGCAGGCACGGTCGGGTCCTCGTCCTCAGGGAAGAACAGGTAGGCTGGCGCCCCGAGACATGGCGTGCTCACGCTTCACTGCCTGTCGGATCAGTGGGGCGGGGGTCGGCTGGTGTAGAGGGGGGGGCGGCGGCGAAGGTGAAGGCGTCCGTGAGGGCGAGGATGCGGTCGGTCAGCGCTGACGTTCCGCCCATGCCGCAGTGGTCGATCAGCAGTTCCTCGACGTCGATTTCGATCTTGTCCCGGTCCGCTTGCGGGGCTGGGGTC